CATCCGTGCCGTTCACGTAAACATGCATCTTCTTGCCGTTCGGGATGGTCACACCCGTCCCGGCTGAAGTCTTAACCGTGATGCTTTGACTGCCCGTCGTGTTGTTCTGGACGATGTACTGCTTCTGGATCGTCGGAACCACCAGCTCGCGCGTGGCCGACAGGCTCACGCCCGACGTGACGTTCAACACCAGCGCGCGCGCCGCCTGCGCCGCATTGCTATCAGTCAGCGCAATCGTCAGGTTTGCGTCCGAGCGGTAGTTTGGATTGCCATAGCCGACAACCGCCTGCTCAAGCGCCGTTCCCAGGTTCGTGTTGGTAACCGTGCCCCAAGTTCCCGAGTTCTCCCCGGTGGCCATGAGTTCGATCTTTAGGTTCGTCGAAAAGGTGCTTGGCATGTTGCACTTCCTCTATGTCGTGACCTGTACCCAAGTCACTGTATTTCCGTCACTTACCGTGACCCAATTCGGAGTCTGCGAATCGTCAACCGTGCTCCACGTCACGGTATTCGCATCGTTTACAGCCGCCCACGTAATCGCCTGAGCATCGTCCACATTCTGCCAGTTGGGGGTCTGATTGTCATCAATCACGCCCCAAACTAACACCGAGCCAATCTCGCCCGTCGCAGCAACTCCGATAACATATACATCAGCATTCGCCGCCGTCGAGACCGATCCTACCTCACCCGACGCCGAAACCCCCGTCACGAACACGTTCGTGACCACATCAATCGTTACCGATCCTACCGCACCGGTGCCTGCGACTCCCGTGACATCAACGTCCGCCGATCCAGTAACCGCGACCGACCCTACAACACCCGACGCCGAAACCCCTGCGACCGAAACATCCGCATTCGCAGCAACCGTAACCGATCCAATTTCACCGGTTCCAGCAACCCCCGTCAGACTGACATTGGCCGTGCCCGTCACAGCCACAGTGCCCACCGCGCCCGCGGCCTGTACGCCCGTTACCAGAACATCAGCGCCAGCCGTTACTGTGACCGACCCGACCTCGCCCGTCCCGGCAACACCCGTCACCGAGACATTGGCATCCGCAGCGATCGTGACAGACCCAACCTCACCCGTCCCAAACACGCCCGTGAGTAGGACATTTGCATCGCCTGTAACAGCTACCGTGCCAACTGCACCCGACGCAGCAACGCCTGTTACCGAGACATTAGCGTCTGCGGCAACATCAACTTGACCTACGAAACCCGTCGCGGAGACGCCCGTGACCGAGACGTCTGCATTGGCCGCGACGACAACAGACCCGACCTCGCCGGTCCCCGTGGGCAGAGCCGCAAGGCTCTCGCCCCAAGGGTCTTCACCCCAGCCTACGCCAGAGGCATTCCACCCTTGGAATGCAACGGTTGCATCGGCCACCGCATTCCTTTATGCAATCCGGATAATCGCGCTGGTCGAATCCGCAGTGGGGAAAATAATCGTGAACGTCCCATTGGTCGAGGTTTTCGCCCCGCCAAAGTCCAATACACATACCGCCGGATCGCCCGCAGCTGAGTCGTTGTAAATCAGCGCCCCATACGAGGTGATCGTTGCACTCGTGAACGACAGATCCGCAAAGTCAGTGAACGCGGTCGTCCCCGAGCTCGTCGGCGTCACATTGGTCAACGTGCCGCCGCCCGCCGAGTACGTCCCCGAATTCGCAACCTCGCCCGACGACGTATACGCCGTGGTCGCCGCCGTGAACGACGGGGTATTGTCGTACAACGCCAGTTTGAACGTGCTACCCGTGCCGGTGGTGAAGTTGTGCACAGCTTTCATCAGCTCCACTTTGAAGCTGGTGCACATAAAGTTCCCAGAAAACGCCATGACTACTCTCCTAGCAGATTGACCAGCTCCGGGTGCCCCGCTTCACGCAAGCGCTGCGCAATCGTCGCGCGGTCTTGTTCAACAGCCTCTCGTAAGTAAAAGGCCACCACATGCTTGACGCTATCTTTGAATGCACGCGCCTGCGCCTGCACCGCCGGATGCGATTGATCCCCTACGTGGATGATCTTGTCAGCAGCCCGCTGCGCTAATTCTTCAATCGACCATCCACGATGGTCGGTCGTTGCAACGCTCACACTACCAACCAACACCGGGGACGAAACAGTAATCATGGCCCAGGCGACTCCGATTTAAGGGGGATACGCAGCATCCCATCACGATACTCATCACGACGACGACGGCCCTGCTGCTCGTTGCCAAGGCCTTGTAGCGCCTCTTGATACGCTGCACGAAAGTAATCCATCATTTCCTTGGGGCCCTTGGTGTAGCTGTACGCCTGAATCAAACAAGCATACAGCAACGCCTCCGGCGCATTCGTGCTGATCCATGTCGTGGTGTTCGTTGACGACAGCTGCGCCGGCCGATAGATGTACCCCATTTCCACCACAAACGCAGCATTGGGTGTCGGCGCCACATAAAACGTGTTTTGATCCCACACCGAATAGTATTTAGGCACACCGGTGCTCGCACCGTTCGGCCAGTATTCCTTCATGAACGACGTATCACGAAAGTCCAAAAATACTTGGTCACTTCCCGACGTGATCATCAAGTAGCGATGGGTCAATATATCTGATGGCGCGGCCAAAAACTTATTCCCCAAGGTCATGTTGCCACTGACCTCGAGCTTGAACACGTCTAAATCAATCTGGCGAAGAATCTGATTCTCCGCCATCGTGATAAACGTGTTAATCACCGCGTTGGTGAAGACATTACTGCCCACCTCGGTGTAGTTACGAATGTTGGTGACGAGTTCGTCGTACGTCATGATGTGCTCACCGTCACACTTCCCACAAAGCCCTGCGCAATTAACGCCTGACCCACCACATACGGTCGCATGTCATTGGTTCCGCGCGCACTGCCAAAGCTCTGAAACGCCGTAAAACCCGGCGCCCCCACAAACACGGACACCGGCTCGATACGATCCGGCCTGGGATCGCGCAAGGCGATTGCATCACCCCGATATCGGAGCGGCTCAAGCTGCGGTTCCTTTGGCTCGTAGTCGTCCGGGCAGACCATGTAGCCTTCCCAGTTCTTGCGCAGGGTGTTGTACGGATAACGCTGCCCGCAAAAATCACACAACGCAAACGAATATTTGCCGGTAGCATAGGCCACGCTACACCCCTAAGTCCGGAACAAACTGCACACTGGCCGAGTCCCGATCTTCCATGGCCGCACGGTTGAAGTCTTCTTCGTAAACGGCCTTCAACGCTTGGGCGCGATCAGCAGCAAACTTTAGCGACAAGTAATACGCTAGTCCGGACGCCAAGCAAGGCAGGAACCGAAAGTTCACGTCTGCCGTGTTGGTATATCCGCCTGCGTCTTGAATACGGCGGATGCGGTAGTACACAAACGTATATGTCTGATCCGCTGCGGGATAGAAGAACACCTTAGGCGTATTGGTGCGCTGCACATAAAACTGCGCCGGGCGCGCCTCTGAAGTCTTGTTTGGCACGTTCAGCCAGTCCTCGCGACTGATACGCTCAATGTAGACGTCCGTGTTAGTGCCCTGCGAATTCTGCCGAATGATGGCCTCGAGCACATTGACGGTGTCCGTCGGCAACGTGATCTCATTGACCCCTTGAGTCAGCGTATACGTTGCCTGCTCAATCGTCCACAAATTTAACCCACGATTGGCCCAGTCTAAGAACAGCAGATTGAGCGAGCGACGCGCGGTGTTAAGCTGATAGCCGCTCTGCGGCCGCATACCGCAACGCTCAAATGCCTCTTCAACCAAGTCATCAATTGACAGGTCAAACGTGGTAGTGCCCGAGGTGGCCATTTAGCTGCACATCCCGCCTTTGCGGTAGCCCTTGACCATACCACCGCCCATATACTTCTTGGCCATGCCGCCGCCCATCATGCCATTGACCTTTTGGCCCATCGCCATGCGCTTGTGCTGATTAACGGCACCGCCCTTCTTCATCATAACGGGACCAGTTTTCATGCTGGGCTCCGAAACAGTTTTACCGCTGCCACCGCCACTCATGACAGCACCACCACCGCGCGTTGCGCATCCCATGCCGCGTGCCATAATCATTTCCCCTTTTTCATTGCACGACCGCGAGTATCCGCAGTCTTACGTTTCATGGCCCGTCCGGCCATGTCTGAGTTTTTCATCATTGTGCCGTCAGGCATCCTGTGCATGCCCGCCATGCCGCCTTTCTTCATCTTACCTACACCATCGGCCGCGAAAGCCGGCACCTTCTTGCCGTCTTTCTTAACCATTTTCATCTTGCCTACCATGTGATCACCCCGCCTTTCGGATTTCGTCCAACTTGGCCTCAAGCCGGTTGAACCGTTGATCTACGTGACTTACAAACCGATCAAACCGTTCATCCACCTCGCGCCGAGTCACGTGTTCGCGCGCTACCTCTTCCCGTGTCTTGTTAAGAAGAATGCCGAGTCGATTAATCTCTTCAAACCTACTCTTCAAGACAAACCCTAGCGCTGCCACAATCGCCGTTAAGACGATGTTCCAAATCATCATCTCCATGACTCAACACTTCCATCGACGTCGCGCTTGACGAATACGGCTATTTGGATCCTTAGCCGCCTCTGGATACATCTTCATCTGACCAGCCGAACGCGCACAAAACGACTTGCGCCGTTTCGCGCGCGCGGGCGAGGGACTGTCCTCCGTTACCGCCGTCTTTAGCTTGGAACCGGGATTTGCACGGCGATAGGCTTTCACGCCCTTCTCCGTCATCCCAGCGCCTGCCTTGGTCGGCCGGAAGTTGCCACTCTTGACTGACGTGGCGATCCCCATGCCCTTGGTCCTGGCCATTTATTGTGCCGCCCCGCCGTAGAACAGCAACGTGACACTCGTGACCTCAGCACTGCTCACGTCAATATAGACTCCCGTGTCGAACAGGATGCCCATGTCCGGCAGAATGATGTCATAGGCGCCCGCCGCAGCCGGCGTAGTGATGGTCACCAAAGCTGTGCCACCTGAGGTAGAGCCGTTCTTTAATGCAAAAGAAGCGGCTGTGGCCGTGCACGTGTAATAAATGCCCGCGACGCGGGTGCGGCCCGCGATCGCATGAGCATCAGCAGTCTTGGTGACCGCCTGAATGTTGCTGTTGCTCATGGCCGCCTCCTATTAGCGGGTGGCCGCAGCAAACATGTAGTCGATGGTGGTCTTACGAGTGCCCGTCGCGCTGCCCGACACTGACATGGCAGCCAGCGCCAGTTCTGTGGTCGGGATGTTGGTAGTATGGACCGCGACTTGCGTACCGTCTACGTAGAAAAACACCTGACCGGTGCCATAAACCCTGATTCCCAGCTTAACGTACGTGCTGTCGACCAAGTCTACTTCCGAATCCGTCGAAGTTTCCGTGCCGCCCGACTCGGTCTTGCAAAGAATCGAGGCATTGCCGTCGTCAACTTGGAAGCAAATCCGATCAGCCGCGGTAAGCATCGCTTCCGGGTTGGTCGCAAAATTGACAGTCAGTCCAACGCAGATGTCAGTCTGGTCGGCGTCGTTGCACTGGAGTTTGGTTTCAAACCAAATTGTCTTGTCAGCTTGCGCTTTGAAGATTTCATTGCCCTGAACCGAAGCACCGTCGTTATCGGTGGTAGCAGCCGAGGTAAGCTCGAGCACACCGTTAAGCACGTCGGCACCGATGCCCGCCGAGGCTCCGGAATCTTTGACTACGGTCCAGTCGTTGGTGGAATCCAGCGCAATGCCCGTGAAGTCGTCCATGTAAGTGACGACATCGGTATCGACGGTGGTGGTAAGATCGGTGCCCCAAGCACCGGTTGCGCCCTTGCCCGAATATTGAAGCGGGCCAGAGTAATGGGTAGCAGCCATGCTGTCCTCACATGCGAGTTACGGCGCGCCTGTCTGCATGTCGTCAGCCGGGACTGTCAGACGCACCGGAGATGACCCCGGAATGACTTGACTATACTTGAACTTCTACTAAAGAAAAAGGGGGCCGAAGCCCCCTT